TAGAGGCCGAACGCTCCTGGTGAATGTTGAGCTTAACGTGACCAAAAAGACGCCCCAGCGTGCGGGGGGCTTTCTTGATCATGTTCTTGGCATCATCAAAAACAATCCGCGCCTGGTCGCGGGTCGTGGCGGCTGAGTAAACCTCAGCGCCACCCTCTCCATCGGCACCAGTCATGTAAAGCCCGATACCAGACGAAAGTGTGGACTTGGCGTTTTTACGCGCCACCTCGTCATAAGCCGTGCGGAAGCGGCGCACCATGACAGCTGCACCATCCTCCATAACCACTTCACCCGTCATCTCATCAACTAAATGTATGACGAAGCCAAACAGGTTTATCAGTATGAAAACGTGCCAGGGCATCAGCTTGATGGGCTTTCCAGCCAGCGCACCTTTGACGTGAGGTACAAAATCATAAAAATCGAGAATGTGCTGGGCGCGACCTTCGTTGAAGTACACGCCCCGCTTCGGTCCGTGCTCTAAATCATTGAAGAATCGCTGGCACGCCAGGCGTACCAGTTCGCCAGCAACAATCTCGCCAGACAGTACGCGCTCGGCGTACTGAATACCTTCCGAAACCGTTGCCATTCATCATTTGCGCTTTTTAAGAAATTCATCCAGTGGATCGGCCTCGGCCGGGCCTTTAGCGCCAACCTTGGACCGGCTGGCCGGGGTCATGCCAAATTCACCGAGCATCGCCCGAATACGCTTCCAGGCATCGGACTTCATGACGGCTGCCGGGTGAGCCTTAACAATATCTTCGCCAGTAGCAGATACTGTCTTATAGGTGTAACCCTCTTCAGCCAGAACATCGCAATGCTGTCGATATTCGGTGTAGGCCTCGATCAGCAGTTCAAGCGCTTTACCGTCCAGGGTGGTCATCACCCCGACAGCATCGAGTTCTTCGCCAATTCGCTTAAACCAGTACTTCCCCATCTTGTCGAAATGCTTCGGAACTGGGGGTACCCCAGAAGCAGGTTTTGGCTCTGCTTTATTGGCAGCTCGTTTGGATGGGTTCCCCTTCACCAAAGCCAGATGTGTCGGGGTTTTCGGTGGTCCTGGCATAATCGAAAACTCCTATTAATCGATGGTGGGGATCCCCATAAAAAAGTTTTCTAACCTGCGGCGGTGTGAAAAAAGGTTAGGCGGCGGTCCTTAGCAGGCATGGTCCTGAACTTTGATCCCGCCCTCCCCGTTGATGAGAACCGATATCATTCATGTCGAAATAATTGCATATGAAATCATTCCTCGCCATGCCGTTACGAATCACTCTCACTCAGTTCTATCCTGACCGGGTTTTCGTTCATGTCGGCATCAAGGCTAAAGACGGCGGTGATGCTGGGCATGCAGGCCGGTTCGGTGTTTACTGTTGTACTCAACTGCTGGCTGAGTAGCACGCCATCGACTGCAACGCCATAGCCCAGCAAGATCTGGCCGCGATAGATATGAGCCAGTTGCACTTTCTTCTGCTTCACCTATTTCTCTCCGTTGCTGTCTTGCGCTTATGGCATGGCCAGCACAGCGATTCGAGATTGCTGTCTTCGTCTGTGCCGCCGTGAGCTTTCGGGATGATGTGGTCGACCGTTTCAGCCGGGCGAGGTCTGCCGTTGCGCAGGCACTGCTGGCAGATGTGTCGATCACGCTTAAGGATGCGGACGCGGATGATGTCCCACTTACTGCCGTAGCCACGCTGGTGGCGGCTCAGGCCGCGCTGATGCTGCTGCCATCCTTCATTACGGTGGGTTTCGCAGTAGCCGGAACGGTCAGTGGTGGTGCCAGAGCACCCGCGTTTACGACAGGCGCGAGGGATAGCTGCAGGCATATTGTTGGCTCCAATAAAAAAGCCCCGCGTGAGCGAGGCTATGCTTTATCTCCTATAGGGTATATTTACGATTTATCCCCTATAACCATTACGATGGGTCTGCCCATGATAATGACAATAAAAAAGCCACCAGCAAATGCCAGTGGCTTGATTGAAGCTTGCACATCTAAAGACGAACTAATGGTTCAGATAGTTTCGAAAAGTTTATCAACAACCTCTTTTCCATTAGAGAAATGTACGGTTCTGGTACCTGATTTGTTTGTAGCGTAACTATATAATGTATAACTTCCATCCAAATCACTGGCACTCAGCCCTTCAAGTAAAGGGAGATATCTACTTTCATAATCATGAATCACAGTATCGATATCCCCTAAAACTGGTCCAGGGACATTATGACCACGATTAACCATCAGGCGTACTGAAAGTTGATTTTTCCCGGTTTTGAGATGAATTTCGTAATCAGCACCAATAAGATTATCACCATCGTCTGTTGATGATACAACAACATCAATTCCTTTATATTGTGCTTTAAAGCCACGGGGACTCGTTTGATTATAAGTAATCGAAAAATTCTGTGACTGCAGATAATCAGCCATTTGCTGCATAGCAGCTTTGACAGCTAATGGCAATTGTGGCTTTACAATCGCATATCTTTGATTATGAATTGCTTCCGCTCGCGCTTTTAAATCTTCTAATTTCTTCGCTTTCTCAATCGACATCTTAACCTCCAGTGTTTAAGAGGCTCTAGAATAACCTTAGGATTAATCTGAATAAAGTTTTATCGGTGGTACTTAACGACTGCTGTTAAAATATTTGACCAACTTACTTCACCGCATTGTACCAAACCTGCCAGCGATACGTATTGAGCCGCAGCTGGCGCAGGCATTGTGCGGTTTCAACATCAGCCTGCAGATCTTCATCGCTGTTGGCGCCAGCATCACTTCCCTTGCACGGCTCCCGCATCAAATCCGCTGATGGAGTTGGCAGCGTCGATGGCACGTTGGCGCAGCCTGACAGACTCATCGTCAAAATCACAAACGGTACGATTTGGATCCTGGACATATTTCACCACGTCACGGGTTATGGTTCGGTAGATTACCCGGCCTTCGTCTCTGGCCTGAGCGGCCTTTAGTTCGACAGGCTGAATAGCCTTTTCTGCTTTGGCCCGCTTATCAGCAGCCAGCACGTTGATATGGTCGGCATGGGCGTACCAGCCATTCCGGTAACGTAGCTCGCCATAGCCACCTGCCAGCAGAACGGCTGCGAGAGTAATCAGCAGAATCGTTCGAAGGCTAAAGGTCATGTTTGCTCTCCGCCAGGCACATCGATCGCTCCATCTCTCGCCGGTTCTGGAGGCCTTTCCATTTCATGCCACCAGCGTAAACCCAACGGCGCATTTCTTCGCACGCACCGTCGTGATCACCTTTGTTCAGTTTGCGCAGCAGCGTAGACTTCGAGAACGCGTCAGAACCAACGTTAAAGACAAAGCTGTAAAGCGCGGCGCGCTGATACTCTCCCAGCGACACTCTGACGAGATTGTCTACCGTGCGTTTCGCTGGCTGGAGGTCTTTCCAGAGCAGCTGGTCACACTCGCGATCGGTATAGGTCTTCCCTCTCACGATATCCCGGCCCGTGTGGCCGTCGCAGACAGTCCACACCCCGGCGACATCTTTATAGGCCTCATACTTCCGTCCTTCGACGCCATCCTGCCCACCGAGGAACAGCGAGGCAATCAGCATTGCACCGCCACCAGCTGCGGCGAGCAGTTTATTGCGAAGGCTGCTGGTCATTGGCATATCAGTCTTCTCCAACTTTCACCGCCGGGCCGTATTTCTCCAGCGCCTTAACCTGCGCATTGGCGACCTTGCGTTTGAAATACCAGTTAATGAGTCCGGTAACGATTATCCCGGCAATACCCGCCAGTACGCCGATGGCGCTCCATTCGTCAGGACTCAGTTTTGTGAGGACGCCGTTCAGGATGGTTCCTCCTGAGGTGCCGAGGGCGACTCCGGTGACAAGTTTGCTCATACGGGACATTTCTCTCACCTCGCTGTTCGCGGGTGTTGTTTTGGAAGGGTCAGGCTCTCCGGATGAATTAACGACAGGACGTGTGATGGGGGTTCCGGGAGCCTGAAATAAAAAAACCGCCAAAGTGCAGCCTATTTAAGAAATTATTTTTTGCAGATGCCTTTCATGGGATGGCCGTGAGTTTGTTTATGTCCTGGTAAATCTTGATGGCAATTACTCATCATTTGATCCAAATCGCATACACCTTAGAGATTTCACGATAAAGGTAATCAGCCAGTTTCCGCTGGCTTTACTACACAGGAGTTAAAATGATTTCAGCAAAAGAAGAAGCTTTTATCTTGAAAAACGACGGAACCAGAGTGGGTCCTTATAAAGCAAAATTTGCCGGGGACACAGTCATATTAAATGACAAAATGGCTGACGTAGAGGATGGTGATACGGTAATACGCGTGCTTCCGAATGGAAAAGAAGAACACAAAGAAATTTATAAGGCTAATTTCTACGATACAAGCACAGGAGGGTTCAGTCCTCACTATCAGCTTAAAGTTGGTCCCAAGAAGACTATGCCTGCCTTCTCATCACAGCAGATCAATATTCACGGCGGCAATGTTCAAATTGGTAATCACAATCGTCAGGAGATCACCACTAGCATTGAAACGCTCATTAGCTTAATTGATAACTCAAATGCACAACCACAAGAAAAAGAAGAAGCAATAAGTCTTCTTCGGCGGTTTGCTGAACATCCCTTGGTTACATCTATCGCTGGCGGGGCAATAGGTTTGCTTTAAAAATTAAAAACCCGCTCGGTGGCGGGTTTCTTAACTCTGAACATACAATGCCCATCGTTAACGTCAAATTTACACAAAAACGGCAACTTTGCAAGTAACGTGACGCTAAATAGTGAGATTTATATCGAATTTTGCGCTCTTGTGACTTTCTTCAGTTCAGCATCAGCATTGCTTTCTTCCTGAAAACATTTCGTCACCAGGCTTTCATAGAACGGCTTCCAGCTGTAGCGCCAGGTGCGATCGGGAAGACTGTCCAGCTCGGCCAGAACGCCGCGGTACGCCACTGAGGATTTAGGTCTACTGTACCCTCTCCCCTCGCACCGTTTGCACTCCTTATAAACGGGTACGCCCTGAAACTCAGTTTGTTTACGGTCGAGGGTTTTCCCCGTTCCACCACACTGGCAGCGCTTACTCAGTTGACCCGTGCCATTGCACTTGCCGCACAGCTGGTGGTCCACATCCTTAACCTGACGGAAGACCTCAAAGTCAGATGGAGACTGGCCCAGATCCTTAGCAAACTGAGGCAGGCGCATGGTGTAATGGCTTTTGGTAATCACGCTGGTTTTGGTGATGATGCCTTTGCCCTGGCATTTTGGACAATCGACACTGTCAGCAGCTGATGAGGCATAGTCTTTGAAGGCGAAACGGGCGAGGATCCGCATGCACAGCGGGAACTTTTTACCCGCAGCTTTACGCACCGCCATCGGCGCATGCTGTTTGGCGTACTCGGTCAGCCAGGATATCGCGGCTTCTTTATCCTGTGGACTGATACCTGCCTTCCCCAGATACATGGCGAGGCCGATCCCGGCATCTGCCTGAGTCATGCCCAGCGCCGCCATAATGTCGGTTACGGTTAACTGATCGCCCGCTGTTGCGCGGACGCTGTCCGAAATGTGCATACCTTTCGGTGCAAAAAATTTTAAAACTCCATCCAGATTCATCGCGTTCTCCACTCCGTCTACGCCAGTACGCCGATAGCCAGCGCCCGGTCTAATGTTTTCAGCAGCAGCTCTGGCTGCGTGCCGTATTTCGCTTCAAAAGCCACGGCGTCAGCGTGTAATTCATCGTGGTGCGCTCTGCACAGCGGGATCACGAACAAATCATGCGCTTTGGTACCCATCCCACCCATGCCGTGGCCGATCAGGTGGTGGGGGTCGTCTGCTGGTTTCTGGCAACATGCGCACGGCTGCGTCTTTACCCAGCGGGTGTACTTCTCGTTCTGCCAGCGTCGGCGCTTCGGCCTCAGCATGTAGGATTCCGGCGTCTCTGGATCCACCTGCAGCGCCAGCACCTTTTCAGCGGCCTCCTCCACCATGCTGGTGGGCGGTACCGACGGCACAATGTCAGCCTCACGCGTCACCGACTGGAATTTCTCAGCCGGGATACGCAGGACCTTGCGCGCCACCGCCTCCGGGATGACGTGGGCCAGCTTATTGATCGTCAGCCACCAGCACAGTTCTGGAAGAGTCACCGGGTGGGCATCATCGAAACCCAGCCCGGCGCGAACAACCGACAATACCCAGGCTACCAGGTTCTTTCGTGCAATGCCCGCCACTTCGGCAGTAAATTGCTCGCGCACCCGGATATCGCAGGCCCAGCACAAACGCAGCGCGCCGGGTGCGTGCCGCATGGTGACCATTTCGTGATGGTGATAGTCGCTGTGGCGGTATTGGCAGCCAGAATCACGCATTAGCCAGGCCTCAAGGCATGACAGGCCACCAACCCGCTGAATGACATCGGCATGCTCAAAGACAGACACCATTAATGGGTCCTCTGCCAGCGGCTGGCCCGCCGCTGGAAGTTCGCCGGTTGGCAGGTTGGCCAGGCGCTCCGGCTCGTTCTCCAGCAGAATGCGCCCGCGATGGAAATG